AACACTAAGATCGAGCGTATTGGTTGGACCATAGCTAAAACAATTACTCCATGTTAATTTTTGAAGCGTAATCATTGAACATTCCTACTATATCTGTTCTTCGGGTTTCTGGAATTTCCAAAATATAAGTTAAATACTCTACTAGTTCTTCTTGAATAGACATATCTTTATTCATTACTAAAGTAGCTTCCGAACTTCGCCTCACTACCTTTTTATCAAGTAACTCATTATTTTTTATGCCTGCAAGTTCTTGAATGTCTCCTTCTATTTCATAGATGGTATGATGCCAATCAGTAGGCAGCATTTCACTTTCATTTTTTACTGTTTTTCTCAATAGTTGAGGTAGTTCAAATCTATCCCACATCCAAGTCCAATCGTAAGGGTTTATTAATAAATATCCTGTTTCTACTTCTGTTCTGTGAAAAGAAGTAGTCATGGGGCTTCCTGGATATACAATATTTTTTTGTGTATTGCTGTGGGCGTGTAGATCTCCCGCGAACACTACAGGAAAGTCTTCGAATCGGTCTAAATTAACCTCTGGTTTTACGTGAGGAGGAATCTCTCCTCGAACATGAGTAAAGAGAGGCCATCTTGAATTAAATTTTTCTATACTTCCTTGACGATGTAAATCTGCGTACGGCAGTACTCCAAATCCTAAATCATCATCAACATATGATATATCTATAACTTGAACTAAAGGATTAATATCTCTAGAAACTTGCTTTAGTTGAGTAAAAAATGTTTTATTCTTTTTTGTAGCTTCATGATTACCATCATAAATAATTGTTGGAATCTGCACTTTTCGAATAAAAGAAAAGTACAGTTCCAACTCCTCCATGTTCGGCAGACGATCAAAGAGATCTCCTCCAATAATGTGCATATTACACTGTTTCTCTAGACTATGTATTTGCTCGAAAAACATCTGATAACGCTTTGTAGCCCACTCAACTGGAACATTCTTTTGTCCCAGCTTTATGTGCCAGTCTGCCGTAAATAAAATCATGACAACTTAAACTCGTCTTCCAAAGTTTCATCCATATCACTTTCTGATGCTACTTCTCGTAGCTCGTCGAGTAAAGTTTTTTGTGCGTCAGGAGTAGGACGAGGCATAACATCATCCATAGATTTGAGTCCTGATAATAAATCACGCTCTTCATCTGAAAGAGCCCGCTGCTTACACTTTAATACTTGTAGTTGATATTCTACATTATAAGCAAGAGGACCTGTTTTTACTCTCTTAAAACGAATATCCCACCCAGTATCTGGATCAGTAGGGTCGCCAAGGTCTTCTGCGGCTGTACGAATTGCTTCGAAGAGCTTTTTCTTTAGATTGATAACTTTTAATTCGCCGTTATCAAGGCATTGCATAGCGTAGCTCCAGCCACACTTGAGATCAGGATAATACTCACGAACCCAATCTTTTTCTTTGTTGTTAAATGATTCTTCGTCTCTGTCAAAAGACAGGCACTCAAAAGGAATCTGCTTGCCGTTTTTACCTTCTAGCCAATACACGTACCTTGCGAGAACGTCTCCGACTAAACGAAGCTCATTGTCTCCATCACGGTATTGATAAGATACGATGCTAGACTTTTTAGCACCCCCTGCTGATTTGTTAAATGAAATTGCCATTAATGTTTCTCCTTTGTGACTTCTTCATACAAAAAATGTAACTTACCATCGTTTATATAAAGTAGACTGTTTTCTTCCCAAAATTCCATGTCTATCTCAATTTTTCTGAGATCAAGACTAAGTTCCCCAGTTGTTAAATAGTCCGAATACGGACGCATAGAAGCTAACGCAAGATACTGGGCTATCTCGCGATAACTATGTCTATATGACTCATAAACTAATTTTTCCGCGTTTACTAGAAAGGATTCACCATGAAAACTTATAGTATGGTATTTATAAATTTTATCATACTTATTTTCAGGTATTTGCTTCATTACCATCATTGTAAAGATAGTAAAAATAGCCAAAGGATTGCCTTTAGCTAATACGAATATTTTATTCCAGTCATAAAAGAGCATATATTATACTAAAAATTAAAGTAAATGTCAAGGATTATTTTTCTACGTTCAAAGCTGCTTAATTTGATAACCCTGCTTCATGTAGTAACCCATTCTGTTGGATGCCTGTCTTTGCGCAGTTTTTCCCTTTAAATGAATATCAAGGATTATCGGATCTCTTTTGTTATCGTGTTTACGAACAACCCTGCCGATGAGCTGCGTAAGAAGTGGTTCATTATTGATAGGGGTAGCAAGAATAAGACAGCTAAGCGTATTAACAGATATGCCTTCCGAAAAAATTGCTTGAGTTCCATATAAAATATTTTTACTACCGTGTAAAATCTTTTGTATAAGTATTTCTCTTTCTTCATGAGGTACCTCACCTGTAACACATATTGAATTTTCGCCGGTCAGTTCGGCACAGTGTTTTAAAAAATGTACTCGATCAGATACTACAAGCACCTTGTGGCCCCTAGCAGCGTAAGCTGATGCTAACATTGCAACAGAGTGGCGATACTCGTCGTTATTTGCAATTGCATTGACTCGCTTAGCCCAAGGAATGTTTGCCCCATCGGGAAAGCGGACTTCGCTTCTGTATATGTGAATACTTGGCGTGAGGAAATTCTCTTTCGGTGGTTTGAAAATATTCGGGCTGAAGTAGTCACGGAAGACAACGTGCTTTCCGTCCTTGCGTTCGATAGTGCCAGAGAGTCCAATCTTATACCGAGCATGAGAGGTATCAATAATTTTAGAAAATGTCGGCGATGAAACGTGATGCATTTCATCTAGTATAATCGTTCCAAACTGTTTGCGGATTTTTTCGATGTTTCTATAAAGAGTTTGAGTGTTTCCGATAACGATAGGGGAATCAGTATCAAACCTCCCACTGCCAATAATACCAGGTTGTATTCCATAAACTTTTTCTACTTCTTTTGCCCATTGATTTCGTAGTGGAACTGTATGAGTCACTACAAGTGTTTTTTGCCCGAGTTTGCCTGCAATAGCTAGTGCAGTAAATGTCTTACCCCAACTTACCCACGCATTAATAATACAATTATCTTTTAAATTATTGTAAACATCTTGCTGACTTTGGCGTAATTCAAATCTGAACTCTGGAAAGCTAGCGGGAACACTCAATCGCTTATCCACTACCTCATACGAATCTGGTATAAGGTCTATACGTCCGATTGGTATTGATACTAGATTCTCGCGCACCCGCTGCAGATTCTTAATAATTTGTGGAGGATCGTTTGGGTTTCGTGGAGGTATCTTGTATGTTAGTTCTTCTGCTAGGGCTTTTCGGTACTCGGTTGTAGTTTCTAAAAAAATTCTGTTACTAAGTACTGCTTTCATTTCTGCGTACTAGTGATGCTAATTTGCTAGGCTCTAGTACTTCCCAGCGTGTACAAACTTCTCTTACTTTAACTTTATCTATACAAAGTCTATTTCCGTAAAAAAACTTACATTCTGTAAAAGGTACTTCTATATATCTAGCATCGATACATATTTTATTTTCTTTGTCTTCTGTAGACGCACAGGCAGAAAGTAAAAATACCATAATAAGTAATACGATTCTCATAATCCTAATTGCTCTTTTGCTGTAATATATTGTTTAACAAATTTACTACGAACTATATCGTTAATTTCAAAGTCAATCACATCAAAAAACATATCAGTGACTTTTAAAATACGAACAAAGTCTCGTAACCCGTTTTTCTGTAGGTCAGCTTGTCGGAAATCTCCACAAAAAATAACCCTACATCCTTCTCCAACACGAGTAATAATACTATCTAACTCATGAAATGACATATTTTGACATTCATCTATAATAATCGTAGCGTTACGTAATGTTATACCACGAATAAAAGAAGTTGTCATAAAATGTACTAGTGCTTTTGTTTTTAGTATCTGGTACGCATCGCCTCTTTGAAATAACTCTACACAAATATCTTTGTAAGGTTCTTCATATACTGATGCTTTTTCTTTTTCACTACCTGGAAGAAATCCTATGTCCCTTGTAGGAACTGCACTACGAATCACTACTAATTTATCATATTGTCCTTTAATCATATCATCAAAGGCAAAGTAACACGCAATAAAAGTTTTTCCGGTTCCTGCTACTCCATGTAGAACCATATTTTTATCACTTTCAAATGCTTTTAATTGATTCTTAGTGAGTGGTTCAATTTCTTGTAAATCTAAATTTGCGCCTTGTAAAGTTTTTGATCTTCTAGCCACATTGTGTGCCTTTTTATACCTTTCTAGTGGTATCTTTCTTCCATTCCTCAGAGTAGTCATAGAGTACCCATGGAAGATTGTGGTAGTGCAAAACTCCTGCATATCGTATATCAGATGAAGGAGGCCTCGGTAGTATAAAAGAATTCTTGACTCCTTCAAGGTACAAAAGAGCACAAATATCTTTTTTTACTACTTTCATAATTTTATAATACTTTAATTTACAAAATTCTGTTTTTTCGTAAATAAAAGGTAATCCGTGTGTGTCGATAAAATGTTTTTTATCAGACTTTATTATTCCTCTAAAATTATCTACTTGATACTTTAGAGGATAAAGACTTTTATGTGGAGTTTGTACACGTCGTATACCTAACGTGTCTCCCTTCATATTTCTGTCATCTATAATTTTTTCATCTAAAAAAAGTAAGCCATCCGATCTTGACCAATTTCCTGAAAGAAGTGGGTAGACCGGAAACTTAATTTTTTGTATATTTTTAAATGTCAGAACCATACAGTTTGGTGAATTTACCCATTGAGTAGTCTTCCGATATTTCAAAGTCACATCCAACGGGAGCACCTGGAATAGATAACCCTCTATCCATTTGTACAAAGTGAAGTAATTTATCACAGTAGTCTTCTATTTCTTCATTTGGAACTTCTGCTAGAATTGAGTCATGAACTAGACCAAAAATTCTTGCTTTCATTTTATTTGCTTTGATATGTTCTCCCATATCTATAGCACCCAGTAAGTTAATATCAGAAGCAGCGGACTGAACCAAGAAATTAAGACCAGAACGAACGCTATGACTTCGGATGCCCGGATCGGTACTTGCAACATTGGGTAGTCTCCTTTTTCGTCCAAAGAATGAATAAATAAAACCATTTTGTTCAATAAATTTTTGATTATCATCAATCCATTTCTTTAACTTGTAAAACTCTGCAAAATAATCATTTATAACTTTTGCAGCTTCATTTTTAGAAAAGAACTTGCCACTATCTTTTGTAACTTGTTCACTAATTTTTGCAGGACCTGCACCATACATAATACCAAATGTCACAGCTTTTGCGGCTTGACGACGATCAGGGTACAACTCTGCTACTTGATCTACTTCACAAGGTAATTTAAATACTTTATGTGCAATTGT